CTGAGTGCCGTGAGCAGACCTAAGATCAATATAATGTATCCATGACCTCACAGAGCCCTTCATGTAAATTCTTGTTGGAGTTGCCAATGGGAGCACAAACCTTGCACATTCCTTTGCCACACCCTTTTCAAGCATTTTGTCATAGAGACGTTGTGCCTCTTCAAAGTGCTGCTCAATCATTCCCTCAAACTTCTCTCGGGTATGCTCATCCAAATCATTAGTTGAGTTCTGACGGTTCTTTTCATCCTGTCTACGGAGTTCAGGAACTTCAGGAAGTTCAGTCAGAAGTTTTGTGTCGGCATACCGTTGTGAAAATTCCTGAAATACAAAGGACCTATGACGAAGCACTTGCGCTGCCAGTCCCCTAGTTGTATTAATCTCAAGGGTCATATCTGCTTGCTCAAAGATAGACCAGTGGTTTTGTTTAATACAATACCGAAGAAGACCTGCAGCAGTATCAAACTTAAGTTGATTATTTGGATTACTTACACGAGCAGTATATGTAATCACTTCTTGTGCAGATTTACCTGCGAGTTCTCCTGCACCTTGAGTGACAGAAATAAGTTTAACAATAGGTTTAATCTGGGTATCCATCGTCATCTCCATCATAAAATACTTCATCGTAATCAGTAATTGTTCCAGAGGAATATTCCCCGTTTTTAATTTTATATGAGTCAACATCCGAATATACTTCAGATTTTAAGCATTCTACTAAAGACTCTAAATTTTTTACAATCAATTTTAGTTTTTCTTTATCCATAAAGTATTGCTTTACAGTGCTATTGTACCATAAAAAAAGGAGGGAATCAACCCCTCCTTCGATTTATTTCGCTGCTACCAGTGTAGCAAGTGATGCTTGGTGACGACGTTGCTCTTTTTGCTTCTGCTCTTTAATGAGTTGAAGTACGTTGAGTTTTTTCACTTCTGCACCTCCATATTTTTGCAAGGACGATATGCTACTCCACGATATGTATTTTGTGGATGAGTAGGAGCATGACTCTTGAGATACCAAGTTTCATACTCTTTCTTTGCATTATCGGTGTCATATGAACACCCTCTATAAACGGCTTTAGACATTAGGGTTCTCCTTAATTTTGAGGCTAAAGAGCGTTCCTTCAGTCGGCTTTTGCGTCGGTTTCCCGATGAACGATCCGTTCCAAGTCGGCTTACTTCCGTCCTATTCAGTTTTTTAGCACTTGTTTACAAAATCCTTTCGGAGTTCTAATAGCAGTCGGTCTTCTACTCTTTGGTTTACTACATCGTCGTTTTTAACGATGTCCATTAGTTCCCACGCTGCGTCGCAACTTATTGTAACTGGATGTTCAGTTGATATTAGTTGCGACGTAGAAAAAGAAAGAAGTGGAACCCATGCTAAAAGCAAAAGTGCTTTAGTCATAGGATGAACGTTAGGAGATTACTATACTCCTATTCACTATATCTATGCAAGTTTAATTGTAACTTTTGATACAATTTATTCTTTATTCTTTTTATCCATCTGCATCACTTGATATAAAGGAGTTTTTTGAAATTTTTTAATTTTCTTATACTCCTTTATAACTTTTTTGAGTTCGGTTTGATTGACCGTTATTCCCATCTGTTCCTCAAACTCTTTTTTTAATTCTTCTCTCAGAATACTTTCAAAGTTTTCATTCATTTTTTCTTTTTAGTTTCTTTTGGCACATTTCCCCACAATTTTGGATTAACTCTACCTTCTGATTGTTTCCAAGGAGGTTTAAAATCTTTCTTATACTTATCCCAATAATAATCAAATATTTCTATTTGTTTTCTTGGTTGAACGATATCATAACAAATTCTACCCCCATCAATATAAGTTACCACATAAGTATCATATGGCAACTCTTTATTATTAGCAATAGATAGATCACAATCTTTATGTAGTATTTTAACTGGACTCATGAACGTCCACCCCAAGTAATATCGGGATATGCTTCAGATACAATCTCTTTAGTAATTTTATATTTTTCTCCGAGTTTTTTATCCTTACATAAGCAAATAATTTCTGCTTCCAGAGGATGAAGACCTTCTAGGAGATTGATGAATATATTCTCTCTACGTAGAGTGCTAAGAGAATCATTTCCACCTTTAATAAAATTATAAAACTTTGTATACTCTGTTCTAATTGTTGTGTATTTTTGATCTGATGCACCAATAGATGAGGAACTCAAATCCCCCATAGTATCAACTGCCTGTTGAATTCTCTCAGTCATAGTTGATGTTTTAAAATCATTATCACCAAAGTATGGAACTTCTCCAGGGGGAAGAACAGAAATCACACTTTCATCAAAGTTCCAAATAAAAATTGCCTTCAAAGAATCATGCTCATATTCTTTCAAAATTTCTACTTTTTTGGCATTGCTCCTTTGTTTTGATGCCAGTGCAAGAACCTCAAATGTAAAAGGTTTTGGTGGTAATTTTGTAACTGCTGAAGAATCAGTCTTCTTCCTCGTCTTCGTCGTTGTCATAATTTTCAAATCTTACTGCAATTATTTCATCTGGAATAACGTTTCCATTATTATCAAACATTTCTGGATGTGTGTATACTTGTAATTGTTGATTACTGTATACATGTTGTTTTGTTAGCCAACCTATTACCCCACCAACCAATAAAAATAAAAATGAAACTAAAGAGAAAATTGTGAGTTCTGCTGCTAACATTGGATTTTCCTCCGAGAGAATTATTCTTTTTCAAGTAAAACAATATAAAAATTTATTTTAATTTCTCTCCGAAAGAGAGAAATTTCCTTAGAAAAACCAAACTTCTTTTGTTTAGTTTCTGAAGTTTTTTTCTCCCTCCTTTTCCTGAGTAATAGTTCGATACCTCTATTAATCTCTGAGGTATCGGAATTATTTATAGGGCACATTCAAATAACTTTATTTTCTACAAAATATTGAACTGCATTAGAACATCCACCCAACTTTTCTTCATTATAAATTACCTGGGGGAAAGTTGATCCAACACCAAATTCTGTATAAAATTCATCTCTAGTAAAATCAACATCCAGTTCATAAGCAGTGAATGGGACTTGCTTTTGTTCAAGAACAGACTTAATTTTATCGCAGTACGGGCAACCAGACCTACTATAAACAGTAATACTCATAATACTTTATTTCTCCTTGGTTTGTATTTGTACAATGTTAGTTCTTCATCTAACATCTGTCTCTGCCAACGTACTATAGCATCATATCTTTCTCTTGTAAAGAACTTCTGCTCATAAAACCAATGTTCCCAATGAGTATGTCCTTTTGAGTGATTGCATTTTGAACAGCAACAAACGACATTGGTTATATGGTCATTACCTCCTTTCATCTGAGGAACTATATGGTCTATTGTTAATTCTCCAGTTTTTGTTCCACAATAAGCACAAGAATGATTCCATTTTTCTTTGATTGATTGTTTCCATAATCTCTTTGCTTCTGCTGATGTAGAAGCTTTTAAGTTATACAAAAAGTCTTGAGGAGAATTTAAAACATCCATAGTTCTTTTTTTCTTTTGGTAAATTTAAAATTGTATTAGGCATAAGAATGTCTAACTTATATTATATATTCTATCCACTTTTCATCTTTATTTTACAAGCTTGCCTAGACCAAGCACGAGATAAACTATTTAAGTAAGAACAAGGTTTTTTTTCTTTTCCACAATAAGGACATTTTGAATTTGGTGGGTCTGCAATATACCCATCTGGTGTGTACATCCTTTTCTTTTTTGAGTTTTTTTCTTTTTTATACTTACGATGGTTCATACTTTTACTGGTTTTCCTTCACCCTCTGGAAGTTTAATTTGAGATAATGGATTGATTTTTTCAACCATCCATTCTTCCTGATGTTGCTTATATTTTCTAGTATCAATTACAATCTCATTGGTAGGTAATGCTTTTGGCACCTCAATATCTATGACTTGACCCATCATAAATTTATTTTTTGTAATAGTTCTGTTTTTTGGACTGAAAGAAACCATCATAAGAGCATCCATTTCATCAGAGCAATCACAAATTTTTCTTCCAGTGTTTATTTCAATAACAGAAAAATAATCTTCATTCCCGTACTTC